TTATCACCAGCTTGGATTAGGTCATTCACCTCGCGCAAATTAACGTCCTCCAGCACACCACTCACTACGGTATCAGCAGCAGTTTCGGCTGCGGTGCCAGTAGCAGGGTCATAGGCGCCTACTGTCATGCGGCGCAGTGTCATTACACCACCAAACTTAGCCATCAGCTTGCTGGCAACCTTACGTAGCGGGCTGGAAAGGCTCATATTTTATAGGCGATGCAAGCGCCAGTTTGCAATTTAATGCTAGTGAATACACCACGGATTTCAGAACCTGCCGGGAATGTCTCACCGTTTAAAGTGTTGCCCGTCATGTTAGTGCTGACAATTGTATCAATATGAGTGTTTTCAAAAAAATCAATATGGTGAAATCTACCAGTGTGAGCAACAGTATCAGTAATAACCTCGCCGCCGAGCGTGTAGTCAACGTCACCGCCCTGGTGCCCCTTGAAACTCATATCTTGTACGCCACAACGGTGCCGCTGGTGAGCGTGATAGAAGTGAATACACCACACATCTCGCAGCTTGCTTTGATTGGAATGGCTGTAAGTGCATTGCCCGTGTAATCCAGCGCCGTAACGCTTGCAATCACTGAATCCTCTAATGCCACAATCTCGCCGAACCTGCCGGTATGAGCAACAGTGTCGTCAATGAACTCAGCGCCGGGATACTCGCTCATGATCGTTTGATGGAGAAATTGCCTGGTCCGCTTATTCTAAGCCCTGTCAGGTAACGTTCAACCATCGGCGGGATTTTATCTGCCCCCACGGCGCCGCTAAAATTTGGCGTCACGTCAAGGCTGCCGATTTTTACATTCTTAAAATCTTCTAGCCCGCTAAGCCCAATGCCATCAGTGTTGTTATTTAGGTATGCCGCAAGCAACACCTGTGCATATTGCACCTGCTGCGGGATTTCGTTGTCATCAAAATAATCGGTGGTAATGCGAAACGGGAAGCCAACGGCATAGGTGTTGATGTACGTGTCAGGTTTACGCACACCAGTCCGCGGCCATTGCAGCGACTGCGTATCAGTTGCCCTGGCACCTAGGAACCGTTCACGATCTAATCGTTGTGTCGCGGTGTAAAGTGCACGATTTTTGGCATCTGTAGTACTAGAGCCCCAAGCGGTAATATCTGCATCCAAGACGAGCCCGTTAACTATCAACTGGGCATTCGCCAGCGTTATGTACGAGTTTGCGTCGGCGGCGTTTGGTGTCGCCACTATCACGATTGCCATCAGTAGCCTCCTCTGGTATTAGTGTAGGCTCCACAATAGGAAATGAGGCCACCTCCTGGGAGATAGCCTCACGATCACGCATTCTGCGGAATGCAAATAAACCCATCAGCCTCTAAATACTGTGAAAGCAGGAGTGCCAACAGCAGTACAAACAAACACGTAGCTGGCGCTAGTAGCAGCAGCAACTGTTGCCATACCAGCAACACCACCAAGGGTGATGCCAGAAGCAGCAGCAGTTAATGTGATTGCGTGAGTAGCGGCGGCAACGTTAACAACATTAAGTTGAAAACTAGTGCCGATCTCAAGTGGACCTCCAAAGAAGGTCTTGAGTTCAGCGCCTGTAGGGGTTGTAAGTGCACGGCCCGCAGTTGGGGTCATGGTTACAATTCCGCCAACGCACTCCTCAGCAGTCAAGGTGGTAGCTGCATCTGTAGCAGCTTTTAGGGGTCGCTTAACGGCTGTTACTTCTAAAACAGCAAGGTCAGAAGTTAGCTCAAAAATTGAAGATGGCATGACTAATTACCTCAGAAGTTGGATGTAACTGTAGCTCTACAAATTCCGATATTTTTGGTTTCATACACTTTAGACCAGTTGCCAATAGTGGCAAGTTGAGCTTGAGTTGGGTTAACGGTGGTCGCCCATTTGGCGCCGATGGGGTGGTAGCAGTAATGCAAATCAATTGACATGGCATCTGACTTAGCCAGGATGTCACGATCGGTTTCAGTATTGAGCCCCATTTGCTCACCGCTGCCAATGGCGCCAGCAGTGAAGAAATACACCGGATAGTTGGTGCTGGTAGGAGCTAAATCATCTGAAACAATAACACGCAGGCCCATGTATGTAGGCACTGTTGGGTTCTCATATGCACCGCTGATGCTTCCAGCAATTGCGTTGATGGTGCTAGCACCAGTCGCAGCAGTGCTTAGACGTGCTTCTGTGTTGGTGATGTAATCAATGGCTTTGCGTTCTACTAGGTCGTAATACACCGCAGAGTGCATTGCAACAGCAGTTAGCTTGTCGCCTTGATCACCAAGTAATGCACGTGCTTTTGCACATTGGCGGGGGCCAAGTGCAGTCATACCGCTTAGATCAAGCGATAATCCAGCAAATGCAGCGCCGGTATTAGATGTCAAGCCACCAAATACACCTTCAAGGCACTTGATGAGATCTTTTTGACGTTGGTTGGCTACATAGTCAGCCACTTTTGCGCCAATTGCTGCCATAGGATCAGCGCCAGCAGCAAGAGCTGCAAGATCGCGTGATTCAAATGCACGGCCACGGTGCAATACAACACCAACCTGCTTATCAGCAGTGATCTTGCCAGGTGTCAATGAAGAGCTATCGGTAAGCACTTCAAAGTCGCCAGTTAAGTTAGCTTTGAAAAAAGGCACATTGATAAAGTCGCCACCTTCGGTAGCGTTCAATTCCGCCATTGGTTGTACAACACCGCTAGCTAAGAAAGCATCACGCAGGGTTGTTTGCTCAATCACATACGGAGTAAAGATCTCCGGAATGATTAAATCAGAACGTAAAGTTGCCATTAGTCCTCTTAGAAATGGTTTACAGGTTAGGGCGCAGCCCTATTACCAGCGCAGCCGGTTGTCAATACTCTAGCGGTTGCTTTTAAAGCGGTCGTACAAATCGCGGTCAGTCTTAAACAATCGTGCCTGTTCCGTCAGGTTGAACGATTCCGGCGCGAATGGATTTTTAACGCCTGTAGGCAAGCTGCTTGGTGTGCCGCCTGATGGTGCACCGCTGCCTTGTGGTTTTGGTGCCTTTTGCATCCATGCCGGTAAAGTTTTTGCCCATTCTGCTACTGGGGTCCGCTGATAGCCATTAACCACTACAACGGTGCCATCGGTCTCGCGCTCAATCTGATCGGCACTCAGCTTGGTCTTTAGCACCATGTCTGGATCATGCACGATGTCAGCTAATGCTTGAATCGCTGGTGCCACAAGTTCTAGGTCTTTGATTCTGGCTTCAAGTTCGCTGAGGCGCTGGTCCTTTTGCGCCGTCGTCTCACGGAACTGCTGCTCCAAAGCCTGCCTTGCCTCGGAATATTTACCGGCGGATTCAAGTTCGGTTTGCTGGGCTTGGCGTTTAAATTCGAGCAGTTCGTCAATGTTCACCCCATCTGGCAGTTGCGGTGTCTTTTTTGCGGCCCGCAATTCGGCAATCAGTTCTTGGTTTTTGCGTTCAAGTGCTTCGACACTGCGTTGCAGTTGCTCAGTCACCGCAGGTTCCTGAGTTTGATTTTCGTCAGACATGAATTAGCCGCAGGCTAAAGTGCATTACCATTTTACCTTATCTGCCCAAAATGCAGCACTCATTTTCCCTTTAGCAATATTCTCGGCATGGCGAGCTTTGAATGATGCACGCCTAGCTTTGTCTGCTGCTGATTCGCCTTTTGCTGCTGGTGAGCCCGATACACCTTGCTGGCCAAATCGTATCAACTTGATGGTGTCGCCTTCTTTGGCGAGTACAACATGCGATTTCTTAGGGTGGCTTGGTGTTCGCTTAGGTTTGTTGTAACCATCAAACTGTTCGCCCCGATACGTGATCACTTCTTCTTTGGTTTAGGCTTTTTGGCGGTTTTGGCTGCTGCCTTAAAATCACTTGCGCTAGGGCGATCAGGATCATTTTTGCCTGACATACGCTCCTTGCTGCCTGCCTTGATGCGTTCTTGCTTAGCGTTGATGTTGGCGTAAAGACCAGGCTTAGCTTTTTTGGGCACCGTAACGCTTGCGGAGGTCATCTAATGATAGCTCCGACCCATCGTCACGTACGAGCTTTGCCATGGCATCGCGGGCGCCATGTTTTTCAGCTAATTTATTGAAATAAACTACTTTATCTTTGCCTAATACTTCTTCCTGCACTGAGCGCGGTTGATCTTTTAACCATTGGCCATAGCTTGTATTAACTGGTACTGGACCATCTTTACTGGCGCGTGTTGCAACTGTTGATGGTGGCAAGATATCAGGATCAATGATTGGTACTGTCGTGGATCTGCAATTAAAATGCTGCGGCGGCATCGGCCCTTTGCCATACTCAAACTCACGGCCATCTAATGCGCGGCACCTAGCGCTAGTCCTAGTGTCAAGTGTTGCAATGTATCGATATTTTTTAGTTATATCTTGGTTTGCTTCATATACCTGCTGGCTGGCAGCATTAGCAACTTGATTAATGCTTGTACGTACAAGCGCCATTATCTGGCTATCAGCTACCGCCGTGAGTTCACCGCCTGCTGCTGCTAACTGACGTGCCGTTTTTGCGGTTTCGCCAAATTGCAATTGCCCAATCAATCGCTTTGCAATATCAGGTGTGGTTTCACCTGTTAGCAAGCCATTACGTACTACTTGCCCAAACCGTTCAGCTTGATCAACTGCAATACCACGGAACGCTTTACTTACTACCTCACCGTTAGGCAGTGTGATCATTGTACCTTGCGTTGCCGTTAAACTATATGTTTGCGGTGCTCCTTGTACCGCAGCATATAAATCATCCGATAACGTTATCACGCCTATTTGTGTCGGATCAGTTGTAACTACTGATTGCGCAAATTGCGGGCTGATCTCAACGGTATTGACTGCACTGCGTGCGCCTGCTGGTAATGCTTTGCGCAGTTGCTCAGTAACGAAATCTGATTGCAGTTCTGCTAATCCTTGCAATTCTGTAGATAGTGCAGTAATACTATCGCCCGACCAGGTATTAAGGCTGTCTTTAAGCTGGGCTAATATCGCACGTAATCTTGCTGCTTTTACTGGTGCCGCTAACTCATCTATTGTTCGTAGCTGGTTTACCGCATCAATAATAATATCATTATAAGTTGTAATTACTTGACGGCCTACACTAT